AAAAAGGAAAGTCCATGTAGGACTCTCCCTTTCGTTACTTGAGCTTCTTGTATGCGGATGCCTTGGTCTTGACAACGGCAATCTCACTAAGTGTTTTGAATGTGATGATGGCTCCACTGACGGCGACTACCGCAACTCCAAGATGCTTGACGATATCTTTCGCAATTGCGGCGGTATCTTCATTAATGATGGGGTTTTTGGGGTCTTCGTCAGTAGAGGTGCTTTCAGCATCCTTGACAAACTTGAGTTGGATTGATCGGTTTTTCAACACGGGAGGATCTCCTTCTATTCAAAGGGTGGGTATCATTATTACCCCTGTAAAACGTGCGAAAAAAGAAGAGCCCTTGTTAGGGGCTCCGCTTTAGTCGATCTTAATCCATTCGGTGGGGACATCTTTCGGGACGAGGAGGTAGGTCCAATCGGCCAAGAGGAACGTCGCCTTCCCTTCCGAGTCTGCACGGGCAATGAGGCTGTTGACCTTGTCGGCGTATTCGTTGTGCGCCTTGATAGCAGCCTTTGCCGATTTATTGGCACTGACTACTGCATAGGTGTACATCGTTGCGACGATTCCGGTTGCAGCCCCGATGATTACAGCGTCGGGGTGGTTGGTGATGAACTTCTTGAACTTATTGGTCTTCTTCTGGTTTTCCATTAGATTTTCCTTTCAAGGGGGTGGGTATCATTATAAGACGTGTAATTCTTGCGAAAAAAGAAGAACCCTTGTGGGGTTCAATCTCTTTAGATTACTTTCTTGATGGGTGCGTTTTTGGTCACGAGGAGTTTTCGCTCAGGTGACATTCGCGCTTGGAGACCGACTTCCTTAACCGTGATTTCGATCATCGTGCCGCGTACTAATGTTGCGAACATGACAGTCCAAACCTTGTGGCTAGATTCAATCTTGTCTCCAATACGAATGTCAATGGCGGGAACTTCAACAGTGTTCATTACAAACCTTTCATAGTGGGTATCATTATAGGCTGTGTAAAACCTGCGAAAAAAGGAGAGCCCTTGTTAGGGGCCCTTCTCTTTTTGAAATTACTTCTTGTCAAAGTCTTTCACAATGTTCTCGAAATGAGCATCATTGATCGACTCCATCAGTATACTGGCGAACTCTGGTCCACTCATGTTCTTCGAGGCCTTGACGAATGCCTTTACAACTGCATTGTAGGCGAGGCGGTCTGCTTCAATCTTACGCTGTAGAGTGCGGAGGCGATCGTTGTAGAGCCTCGAAGTGATGAATGCCGTACATGCGGCAGTATTGATGGAAACGATCAAAAGGATGGTCTGATTCTTATTCATGTGGGATCTCCTTAAGGGTGGGTTTCATTATTACACATGTAATTCTTGCGAAAAAAGGAGAGCCCTTGTTAGGGGCTCCGCCTTATTCGGTCCTACGTAATTTATTGATGATGAACTGGTTGATTTCTTCGCTGGTCTTTTCGCGGAGATTTTCTTCAGAGTCCAGTCGGAGAACTACGTCATTGCCGTCGATGTCTGCACTAAGTGCGTACAGATGAAATCCATCAGCAGTGACGAGAACTCGTCCTGGGCGCTCCTTCAGAAGCTCCACGATTTTCTCATTGTTGAAATTCGACATGTTGATCATCCTTTCATTAGGGTGGGTGTCATTATAGCCTGTGTAAAAACTGCGAATTGTTTCACCAGAATTTCCCCCCGCGCAAAAATTGAGAACCCTTGTAGAAACGTAAACCCCATGCAGAGGATATCTACATGGGGCTTACGCGACTACTATTGGTGGATTGGGTTGTTACAGCTTGGGTTTGGGAATGATGCTGAAGGCCTTCGAGGTGAAGGCGCCAACATGCTCAGCATTGGCCACCAGCACGATACCTGCGATTGAGGCGGCGGCTCCGATGAGAGCGTCAGGGCTCACGCGCTTACGGGGTTCCTTTGCAGGAGCCTTCAGCTTGTGAAGCCTTTCGATTTCATCGAGGACGGCGCGGTGTTCGTTGGTACCGGGCGTGGTGGTTGCCAGCTTGAGGATGGCGGCGTCGATGGCCTTGATGAGGCCTTCATTTTCATTACTGTTTACAAACTTAAACAATGGTTTCTCCTTTCAAGAGGGTGTCATTATAAGGGATGAATTTCTCGCGAGGACGCTAATCAGGCGTTCTCGTCAAAGCCTTTGATCGTAAGTACCGGCTTCGTGAGAAAGTTGCGCTGAGCATCCTCAGTCAACTGAATCTGGGCAATAGGAGTCCCATCTTCAGAAACGCCGGAAAGCGCAACCTCACCATCGAATGACTTCGGTGCGTCCGTAATGGGTGCGGGAGAATATCCCTTACGCGCAACGGACAGGACGACTCCGAGGAACACTGCTGCACCTGCGAGCGAACCGGTCACCTCGATGATGTTGTTCCAGTGGAAATATCCACCGAGCAGGGCATAGAACACGCCTGCTGCCGGAATGATCTTCTCCAGGATTGCCCGGAAGAAATCGTACTGGGCATCAGACAGCTGGACGAGTCCAGAGTTTGTGGGTTTTGCTTCGTAACGGCCGTCAGCCATATTTTGCTCCTAGCGGTCTTGGTCGTTCTTCATAGGCTCTACGCCCAGAAGTATTAGTTGTCTTTCCAAAAGTGCGACATGATGCTCGGCCTTACGGCGAAGTTTGATCTCAGCTTCTGTTTCAGCTTCGGCATCTTCTCGACGCTCGATCTCTTTCTGAGCCTGAGAAAGGTAGCTAGTATTTTTAGCTCGTTCCCTAGTGGCTCGTCCACTGATCCAGCTGATGATGCCTTTACCGAATGTGGCTAGAAAGCCACTCGCCCCGACTGCTCCTAAAAGGGCGATGATGAATTGCTGAGTACTATCCAAGGCTTACCCCCTTTTTTTAGGCAAGAGAGGGGCAAGCTGAGCGCCTTTGATTTCCAACCATCTCTGTACGAATGTGAGAATGAGGATTATGCATACGACAATCCCCATTGGTGAGGAGTTCAGCTTGATAACCATCACCAAATAAATAAGAAGCCCGAAGGCTAGCAACACCAGACCCGATCTCTCCAACCACCATATTCCTGGTAGTACGGCAACGGCACCACATAGGGCGCCGATAATCAGCATGAGACCGAAACCGACCACAAAGGCCTGTGCTCCAGCAGCCTCAGCAAGCGATTGTGGAACGGTATGTAGGATCATAATGCCGACCAAAAATAAGCCGACATAGATCACAAATTGAATCAAGCGAACCACACGTGGCTCAGCGATCTTCATGTAGGCTGAGTAAACGCCTGTTTTTATCCATTGACTCATAGTAAAAGCTCTTTTCGTGTGATCAATCTGCTGTCTTCCAAACCCCATTTATATTGACGTATGGTTGAGCAGCTCGCCACACACCGTTAACTCTGACGTACGGTACTGCTTCCCGCCATACACCATTGTGCTTCACCCATGCCGGAGCAGAAGTTCTTGCAGAAACCACACTTGACCAAGGTCCCCAACCAATGGCATTTCGTCCACGAGACCAGAAATTATAGACCTCGCCAGGATTCAAGCCACCAAGATCGGTTTCCCCATTGGAGGCATACCAGGTTTGAACACCATTACGTGTCGCATTTTGCCACATAGCCTGCCATTCAAGTACTGGTGATCCCCCATCACCATTGTTTCTAAACTTGTACTGAATGTTCTTCATTCCGATATTGCCGAAGGGCAACGCCGATGGTGCAGGTGGAACAGTAGCTGTTTGAATTCTGGGCAAAGCCCTGGTACCCGTACTTGAGGATGCGCTACCTAGGAGGGTTAGATTAAGACCGCCAGTGACAAAGTACTCTTGCGTTCCGTCTGAACGGTGTCCAATGTTAAACCGACCCTCAGCAATAAGGAATGTTCCAGAACTTGAGTTGTTCTGGAAGTTGTACTCCATGTTGCCGTTATACCACAGGTCGTTATTACCACCTAGGTTCGAGTCAGCAAAGCCATTACTGCCGGTATTGCCCCAAGCACGATGTCCTGTTGTATTAGTCTTGATGACATATATACGCCAGTAGATCGTAGAGTAATTACCCGGACCATTTTGGGAAACAAGAGCGGCGTCAACGTCAATCTTGTAATTACTGTTACCGCTAAAAGTAGCAACACCCATAATTACAGAATCTTAAAGTGAATGTCGCCGTCATTGCCACCGGAAGGGTTGCTGGTATTACTGCTGATACCCGCAGCCAGACGTGCGGCGCTTTTATTGGCAGGCAATCTGCCACTCAATTGAGCAATAAAGTCTCGGGTACGATTAAGTTCCCGTGCACCCCAACGCACACGCCCCTCTTCTCCTGTATCAGGAACGAGAGGATATCCTGCGCTAGCTGCTTCATCTCCAACTGCCATTGTCTAACCTCCTTAAATATGTTACGCGGTTGCCCACGTTTCTGTAGCTTCAGACCAAGTCTCATTGTAATCCCAAGAGGACCATGAGCCAGGTGTGATGAGTGTATCCAGCGATAGCGTTGGATATGATCGATCGCCTTCACCGTCAGATACGAAGATCTGTTCGGTGACTCGCATGATGTTGGTGGCGCCTTCTTCAGTTCGCTGCTCCACCACGTCACCGAGATTGTAGTCAATCCCATAACGATATGAACCTGACTGTGGGATCTCACCGTCAAAAGCATACAACTTTCGATGCTGAGCCAGAGCATCCAAACCCCTATTGAGCAATATACTGCTCAGTTCAGGACCAGCAGGAATCTCGGAATCCACATCGTTAGCGTTGACGTACAGAACTCGCCGTTTAAACCCAGTATTTTGAGTGTCTACACCACTGGCATAGACTACTTCTGCGCCGTTCTTACTGAACACATATGCAACATTTTTGTGTCCTGACACAGAGGTCAGTTCTGTCACGTTGTTCAGGTTGTCAAGATCGGGACTAAAAATGACTGGAGCCAAACTGCTTTGGTGTGCCGTACGATCGCTGCCTGTGTAGATTTCGAAGAACAGTTGTGACTGGTCGAAGTTTCTAATCAGTCGAAAACCAAGACTGTAGATTTCACAAAGTTCTTTGATCGTCTCATACACAGTGCCGATAGGCAGGCTAGCCGTGATTACCTGATCGGGTTCAGCGATAGTCGTATCTGTATAGTTAGAACCCTCAGTAATGAAAGGAATGATGTCCTCTTGACTGAGTATCCCTTCAACACAGATCTTGTTGAAGACGTATCGAGCTATGTTTCCAGGAGTCCCAGTGAGTTCCCAGTTAGTATTTTCGGAAAGACCTGAGTATCCTTCCGTAGCGATACGATCGTCAAGAACACACTCCAAGGAGCGGCCAGTCACAGTTAGTGTTGACCGCCCCTCAGAGTCATGCTTATTCTCGACAGTGTCGATAACCATCACACGATCGGATTCATTCGTTACTACCTGAATATCAGGCACGAACATCCGTCGCGTTTCTGGAGTTGACTGGATTACCAGTTCGAAATCTCCGAAGGCCCCCCACCGTTCAGTCCAAATAAGAGATTCGAATCGATCAATAACCTCGATTCGGCGAAGACGATCATCAAGAACGTATAGCTCCATCAGATGCCTCCAAACTTAGTTGTGTACTCGACGGTGTATGGTACGGGAGCCCCTTCCGAAAACATGCGCAGGGCGTTAAGGCCGGGAAACAACTGGATCCATGCGGAATATGGCGAGACACCATACAGAACCGATTCTTCAATTGCTTCTCGGGTACGCCTAGCGAATTTACCCCCAGTTACTGTACTGAGCTTGAGGATATCCCCAGCAGCCAGAGGCTCTGAGAATTCAAGCGTTCGCATCTTGCCATCAGGCGGTCGGTGATGCATTACAAATCCGGAAAGATCTCGATCAGGTCTAACCGTAAGGATAAGACCGGACTCGACCGTACCTTCATAGTTGACCATAAGTTCCGTTGAATCAGAGACAGTCAATCCCTCAATTACCACCGGTGTCGGAGAATAGAAATCCGGCTGGTGACAAACGAGGGATATCACCGCCTCAGGTTCTTTAGTGAAGCTGGTGGAGTCAAAGGACTCTACGCGTCCGTAAATATCTACGGTTGGCGCATCTTCAATAAAGAACCTGAGGCGTACGTGTGATTTCGGCATGAGGAACTTGTACAGCTGAAGCCGAAGTTCCCGATTGGTCAACGTGGAGTAGTCACTTTCAAGTCCCAGTTTCAGCAGGATATTTCGAGACTCACGACGGCTGGACTGATACTGCTCGCCATCCATCATTGCAAAACTCGAAGATACCAGAGTAGCTTTAACTGGATCCAGACCTTCTATGTCTTTAACCACATATCCGGAGAGGCTTTCCAAAGGGAGCTCCAGCGTTAGGCCTTGCTCAGTACTAATTTCTACCTTGTGCAGCATTACGTTAGTGCTCCTTTCTTATTTCTTTACTACGGATAGTTGGTTCTTGGTTTGACGATAGATCTCTACCCGAGACAGAGCCTTGGGCGAGTTGTTGTTCTGGATGAATGTGATGTTCTCACGTTCTGTCGGGATCGTAGTCGGCTCAGTTGATGCTTGTTCCAGCCTGGATGCGCGAACATTTGCAGAAATAACAGAGGCCTTAGCGTATGAACCGTTAAGCTCAATAGGTGCAGCCTTCATTACCCCATCAATATATCCAACACCCTTCTTGACGGAAGACAGGTCCAATACTGGCGTGATTACAGGACTCAAGGTCATGTTACCATCCAGATCATCACCCACATTGGCTATAGCCGTCTGCAAAGCATTAAGGGCGGTGTTACCCACCTTTGCTGCTGATCGTTCGACCATAGTGCTCAAGGAACTAATACCCAGAGCAAAGCCCTGACCGAGATATGTACCCAGCTTGTGTGATTCTTTAGAGGGAGAGTTAGAGTCAATTGCGCTCTTGATAGCCGCAATTGCTTTCTTACCCAACTCCCAAGCTTCAGCTGCGATGTTCTTAGCTTTAGAAGCCATACCACCAGTCAGACCATCGGCAATGGCCCATGCAAGTTTCTGACCCGCAGCTTCCATCTCATGTCGCTTGGTGTTAATCGTGTCAGCAACAGCGTTGATAGCCTTGATGACAAGATCCGCACCGGCATCAGTTACCTTACGGATGTTGTTGCCGATGCCCTCAATAAATTTCACAACCAGATTCACACCAGCAGATACGATCCCCGGCATCTTGTTTGCCATAGCGTTCAAGAAATTGATGATGATAACGCCAACTACATCGACTACTCGCCCAATATTGTTGGCAATGCCCTGAAGGAAGCCAAGGAGGATTCGGAAACCCGCCTCAACGATCTTAGGTACGTTGTCAGCAATAGTGTTCAGGATCATGACGATCATGTCGAATATGAAGGTTGCTACAGCAGGGAGTACCTGACGTAGGCCTTCAATGAACCCGAGAAGGAGCTTCACAGCTGCATCTACGAATGCCGGAATATTCTCACCAATAACTTTAGCAAACGCTACAATGCCCAAGCCAATCTGAGTCATTCCATAAGGAATAAGACCCAGGAGCGCTGTGACACCTGCCACTAGAACCCCAATGCCGAGAGCACCCGCAGTCGCAAGAGCAGTCAACCCGAGTGAGAAGGCCAATAGACCTGCCCCAGCTAGAGCTGTTCCTGCTCCCAACAATACAATTGCCGCACCCAATAGGATTAGACCAGGGATTGCTGGGAGAATAAGAATGCCTGCGATACCCAAAAGTGTCAGCGCAGCAGCAATTGCTCCAAGACCTGTCCAGATAACACCCCACTCCAAACTACCCAGTGTCTGCAGAACAGGAACAAAGAGTGTTAGAGCAGCAGTGATTATCATGAGAGCTATAGCTCCGGGAAGAGCCAGGATCATAGCGGTCACACCTACAGCCAGAATAAGAAGTGATGCGCCAAGAGTCACAAGACCCTTACCAATCTCATCCCAGGACATGCTCCCCATTTTCTTGAGAACATCAGCAAGCTTGTCCAGTGCGAAGGCGATAACGACCATTGATGCCGCCATGGTGATCATTTGCAACGGGTTGACTACTCGGCTAAATATAGCAATNCCGGCTAGTATGAGNCCCATAGCAATGAGCCCCTGCATCATCTTCTGCCAATCAAGGTCCCCAAGATCCTTAAGTGCACTAGCAAAGATCTTCATTGACGCTCCGATGATAACTAGGGATACGCCCATGGATACCATCTGTGCTGGGTTAACTATGCGACTGAAAGCCGCCAGACCACCCAACAGCATACCCATAGCGACAAGCCCCTGCATCATCTTCTGCCAATCCATCTCAGCAAAGTCCTTGACNGCACTTGCCAGAATCTTCAGAGCCACACCGAGGAGAATAAGACCGCCAGCCTGAGCTATAGCACCCTTNTTCACCTTTGCCAGACGTGTGAATANNGCAAGNCCACCCAACACCATNCCGACACCGATAAGGCCCTGCATCATTTTCTGCCAGTCCATGTCAGCGAAATCGCCAACTGCACTAGCTAGGAGTTTGATGGCTATAGCAAACCCAACAAGAGCAATACCAAGACCGATCATTCCTGATGGGTTGGTAGGCATGACCTTGAAGGCCAAAGCGAGGCCTCCAATAAGACCCATGGTGCCAATAAGTCCCTTTGTGAGACTCTTCCAATCCAAATCAGCAAGTGACTTGACTGCCTTAGCCAGAATATTGATGGCTACCGCGAACAGGATCATACCGACGCCAAGCGCAACCATCTTAGCGAGACCAGCGGTGAGGTTGATACTGCTCAGGACAGCCATAGCTATCGAGAGTTGCCCAAACATAACCGTGATCGCAGCCAAGACAGCAGGAAGCTTTGATGCGTCGACCTTAGCGAGCTGCACCACTGACAGAGTTAGAAGAGCAATAGCTCCCGCGATGAGAATAAGGGTACTAGCCTTCAAGGTAGCCTGCATCTGCCCAAGGGTATCTGTAAGTCCACCAAANGCTTCCTTGATCGTATCAAGGATNCCCTCGCCTTCCTCNGCATCGCCGCCAAAGCTATCAATAACCTCTTTGATCTTCTTGAAGAAGTTCTTGANGGTCATGAATATGCCAGCGAGTGCCCCGACGCCCAACATGCCAAGAATCGTACTGAAGTCTACGCCCTTAACTGCGCTCTCCATATCCTTCCCNACACCGCTGAATCCNTCTGCGAGTTTCTGAACCAGCTTGGAACCCAGCTCNAAAGCCTTCTCGAAGATTTTAGCAAGACCGTCCCAGATCTTACCTACAGTTTCACCAGTAGGCTTGAGACGCCCAAGAACGTTCCTAAGATCGTCCCATGCTCCAGTAAATCCACTCAAGTCAACCTTGAACCGACCGAAGTCGAATGCGGACAACTTATCCCAAAGCTTCGTGACCATTCCAATAAGCCAGTTTATAGCTACACCGGGGGCCTTAAGAATGGGAGTTAGACCTACGAAGAAGGCGTTGAGCTTTTCACTATTGAGGATCGTCTCACGAACCTTGACAAGGAAATCACCAAAGCGTGCGGCTAGTTCAAGAACCCCTCCACCGGCCTCACTCATTCCAGAAAAGAGTCTTTGGAATACTCCCCAAAGTAGCTGGACAGCAAACCAACCAATATCCAGGACTGCGAACAGACCCTTTGCTACTCGACCGATGTTGGCCAGGGTTTTCTCTCCAGGCATAAGGCTCTTCAAGAAAGATGACACTTTACCGGTGAGAGTAGTGAGGGTGTCAACGGTGATTGGTGGGAATATCTCACCCCATGCTTTACCAACCACGCCCATGATCGCGACAAGTGCCTTAAAAGCTGTGCCGATAGCGCCGATCAGTTCTGCTCGACCNCCACCCTCAACCCAACCCTTGATGAGGTTATTTCTAGCCTCACTTGCTTTTCCAATCATTCCACCGAGAGTATCGTTCACATTAGTGAACAACTCAGTAGCTTCAGTGAAGTTACCAATAAGCAATTCGAATGTTGATGCCCACCCAGAACCGACCGATTCCTTGAGTGTGCCCATAAGTTGAGTGAAGGTTCGAACCTTAGTTGCCGCTTCTTCAGCGGTTATTGCTTCTGCTCGGAAAGCTTTTACTTGAGCATCGCTAAGTCCCAGAGCTGCAATAGCAGCGTCATCCATATCACCAGACATAATCTTAAGGTAATTCGACATGACTTCTGGTGCCAGCCAACCCTTTTCCAAGGATTTGTTGAAGCTCTTAGCCGCTTCTGTTGCATTAGTACCTTTACCTTCAAAGGTCCCCATCGCATCTGCGATTTTGATGAGGCCTTCCTGCATGTTCTTGTTACCCATACCCGCATTGGATAGTGAGTTCCAAGTCTCCAACGTAATTTTGCCATCACCAAGAGCCTGAGACAACTGATAGGCCGCACCAGAGGCCGCAGCCGCAGTGGTACCAGTTGTTGCCGCAGCGTTAGAGAAACCCTTAATCATGGTAGTGGCATCTTCAACTTTAATGCCTGAAGCTGTGAACAGACCGATGTTACGGGTCATGTCACCGAAGTTATAGATCGTCTTGTCAGAATATGCATTGAGCTTTTCGAACTCAGCAGTAACTGTAGCAAGACTGGTTCCGTGGCGCGCAGTGTTCGCAAGAATGGTCTGAATAGAACCCATCTTGAGTTCGTACTCGTTAAAGCCTTCCATGATCGGTTCGATCGAGAGAGACTTGGCCATCCTAAGACCAGCGTCAACGGCTTTGTTAGTGATATTGGTAAGGGCGGTGATGCCCATAATACCAAGGGCAGAGAATTTGGAAGAGAGGTTCTCTACATGCGATGCCATTCCTGCCAAAGAGAAACGACTCCCAGCATCATGGAGGCCCTGGAGACTCTTAGCAGAAGCATCGAGGTTGAGTCCACTCTTAAGTTTGTCCAAAGCGCTACTGGTGTCCGATACCCCTCTTTGAAACTGAGAGTTGTCGAACTTCATTTGGACGACGCGCTCGTCAATGCTGCTCATGCAGAAGTCACCGCCTTCCATGCTCTATCTGCAATTTTGTTAAATACGGGTTGGATTGCCGGGTTGATGTAATCGCGACCTTGAACGTATCCGCCCGTACCTGTACCGTGTCCGTACTGCAATATGATCGCAATCGGAACACCGTTGACAACGTGAGTGTTTGTCCAAGAAATAGTGGTACGGCCGATGCCTCGGGAAATTTCGTAACCCCAAGCACCGGCCGTCTCACCTGACTCAGTAGGAGTCGCTGCCGCCAAAGCGGATACTCCTTCCTTACCAAGACCATCGAGAATCTGGAAGATTTCCCCTCGGGACATTTTGGTAAGGAATTTTTCAGTCTTAGAGAATGAAC